TAAAAAGAGATATTGGCGCTGAAGTATGCGCCGCAATGAAGAAAGGCCAGCAAATTGACTTTATAACGCAGTATACCGGCCGGTTGTCACCTATACAGCGCCGGATCCAAAAATCAAAATGTCCAGCTTGTAAAGAGGGCCGGCTGCATAAAGTGGTGGGAGAAACTGAGATCATGTTATGGTGTAATAGTTGTCTTTTTGCTATGGATAGCGACGGAGGGTGTACCGCATGAAAAAATCAAAGAAATGGGTATCGGCGTCCGGGCTGTACCTGGCCCGGCTGCGCCGCACTCAAAAACAAATAGGCCGGCTTTTACGCCGGCGCTGGAGCCCGGGAAGTGAAGCTGAAAGAGTATACCGCACCGGAAATTTTTGATTCTCCGTCGGAGAAATAGACCCTTGACAAAACACGGAGTATAGTGTATACTTCTTTTACTATGAAAAGAGTGATGCTAATCACTTTGGCACTAGTGGTGCTGTCGGGTATGGCGGAAGCGGAAACAACAGAGGCTTCATGGTTTTCAAATTATGAAACAAAAAACAGAAAATGCGCCGATAACCGGCGCCATGATCTTCAAAAGGAGTATGTCGCCGCTTCCTGGGATTATGATCTCGGAACAAAGCTCCGGGTGTCATTGCTCAATACACCGAACATATCCGTCATTGTCACAGTCGTCGATCGCGGCCCGGCTTGGGAGTGGTACTACAAAGGCCGGAGGCTTGACCTGGCTCTGGCGGCGTTTAAGAAACTTGCAAATCCAGATGTAGGGCATATTGATGTTAGAGTGGAAAGATGCGAAGATACTGATTGAAGAGGCCCGGGCGCTAAAATACCATGGAACAATGTTCGAGCGCTCCCGGATAGAGGTTATTGAGGCACTACAACCCGCAACGCTTACGCCGGCTGATGAAAAGCTAGTGATAAATATATACCGTAAAGCTGCGGGGTTTTGGAACAGGGGGTGATATAATATGAGAGCACCTGATATGGACGGAGTGAAGACGCTGGATCCTAACGCTGTATTTTCAGTAGGCGAAGCCGCCAGGCTATTAGGTATGTCGCATAATGGCATGCTGGATAGAATCAAAAAAGGTAAAGTAAAAGCTGGTAGGTCCGGCAGCAGATATTTTATACCCGGAAGTGAAATACAAAAACAGATAACGTTGCCTGGAGAGATTGATGTCTGATATAGTAGCTGCTTACGCCCAGGCCGGATATCGAATTATCCCGCTTGTAGGCAAGGTGCCGGACGTACCTAAAGGTACAGACTGGCGCGTATTACCGAAGGATCCAAAGGCTTGTAGGGCTGATTACCTAGATAACTACGGCGTGGTGGCTGAAGAGCGCCTTATTATAGACGTAGATGTAAAGAAAAATGCTCCCGGTAAAAAATCCTTCCAGCAACTCACAAAGGACGCCGGGCTCGAAAAGGGGTGGGAGAAGGCCACATTCCTTGTCCGGACCGGTACCGGGGGCTACCATATTTACCTGGACGTACCCAAAGGCCACGGGCCCATCCGGTTGCTTCACCCTGACTATCCCGGGATAGAGTTCAGATATGGCCCATTTTACGTTGTAGGGGCTGAAAGTATACATCCTGACACTAATGGGCTGTATGAGGTGCTTTATGGAGCTCCTGGAGCCCTCCAGGCTTGTCCTGAAGCCATCCTACGGCTGGTTACTAAGGTGGAGCGGGTGCTTTTGGGCCCCGTGGCTGAGGCCGGCTTCATAGATGATGATCCAATCAATGTAGAGCGGTATAAAGATACCCTGGCAGAGATGCCGGCTATCCCCAAAGGCGGAGGACAGACTAACAGTTTGTATATAGTAGCTTGCCGCGGCCGGGACCTGGGCTTGAGCCAGGCAAAGACCCGGGAAGTCATCCATACAAGCTATAACAACATCAAACTCACCCCGCCGGTTGATGATTCTGAGATTGAGCATACGGTGGCTTCCGCCTACAAGTACGCGAACGAGAAGGCCGGACACCTTAATGTTAAAGCCATATTCAAAACGACAGAGGTTGGGGAAAAAGAAAAACTGACCAATTTGAGTTTTGATTATAAAGCCGGCACCGATATTGCCTTAAAAACCCTCAAGAACGCGGTGAACTACATTATGACCTTACCTTTGGTTGATGATGCTTTCCGCTATAACTGTTTCTCCGGTATGATAGAGATAGCCTCGTCCGCGCCGTGGTACAAGGAACGTGGATCCAGAGGCGCAAACTTAACCGATACTGATACCGCCTTGTTACGGTTTTACATGATTAAAGCCGTGGCGGTTGAATTTGCTAAAAATACCGTCGAGGATGCCATTATTATAGCCGCCCACAAACGTCATTATCACCCTATCAGAAACTACCTCAACTCATTGAAGTGGGATGGTGTGAAGCGTATAGACACATGGTTGGTAGACTACGGCCACGCGGTTGATACATCATACACCCGGGCGATAGGAAGAAAAACTTTATGCGCCGCGGTGAAGCGCGTTATGGAGCCCGGCTGCAAGTGGGACCATGTACTTATTATAGAGGGCTCTCAAGGCATTGGCAAGTCGACAGCTTGCCGGATCCTGGGCCGCAATTGGTCCGGGGATATGAACTTGGATCCTCATAGCAAAGATTCTGTAGCCATGATGTTAAATAAATGGGTGATCGAACTATCAGAGATGACTGCGCTTAGGTGGGCAGATGCGAACGCTTTGAAGAGCTTCATAACCCGAGAGAAAGATACCGTGAGGCTTGCCTATGAGCGCCACGCTAAGGATTTCCCGCGCCAATCCATATTTATAGGTACAGTGAACCCGGAGCATGTCGGCTACCTTAAAGACATCACCGGCAACAGACGTTATTGGGTGGTACGCTTCAATGGGCAAGTGGATCTCGTCGGGCTGGAAAACAACAGCGATCAGTTGTGGGCTGAAGCTAGGGCGATTTACGCCGATGAACGTTTGTACTTGGAGGGGGAAGCGGAGTCGCTGCAGGTTATGGAAGCTCAACAACGTATGCCGGAAGAGCCGATGCGTATAAATGTCAATAGGTGGATAAGAGAGAACCCGGACGTCACAGAAGTCCGCACAGATACAATATTGGAGTATATAGGTACACCCATGAAGAACATGACGCGCGCCGATCAGTCCCGGGTGGCTCAGGCTTTGACTGAGCTTGGGTGGGAAAAGAAACTTGAGCGTGTAGATGGGGTGTATTATACATCATATACAAAACCGCTGAGGGATCAGATCTCAGCAATGATGGAGGGTGTGTGAAGATAGAACTTGAACTATATAACTTAAAACAGATAAGCGTTTCTATATCTGCCGTCCAAAACGCTATTGAAGGAAAAGCGCCCAGAGCCGTTGATTACGTACCGCTAATATATCTGAAAAGCATACTTGAAGAAATAAAAAGAAAGACGAGAGCTACCCCACCAGAGCAAGAGTGTCCTGAAGAAAAGACCCTCGATGAGATAATAGGAATATTAAGGGCTTATTGCGGAGAAAAAGGAAATAATGAGGGTGCCGTAGATACTTTGTTGCGACTTGAAGATGAATTGTTGGCTTATAGGCGTGGCAAACCCCAAGAAGGGAGCGATGTGAGAGAGAAGATGGTAAAGGCGATAAATGAAGTATTAGCGAAATACGCAAGTGGATTATTCACTAAAGCAAGCGGTGGTGAATTAGAAAAGAATATAGCCTCCGCAATCCTCTCCATTCTCCCAAAGATGGCGACGGATATTGACAAGCAGGATAAAAAATGATATACTTATATTGTCAAAGGAAAGGCGGTATTTTTATGTCAACTGTTCAGGCAATCTTGCGGTGGAGAGACTTAACCGTTTTTCCTTTGACCCCGTAGGGTTGCCTGTTTTATTGGGGGTGTTGTGGAAAAGAAATCACAGTTAGTAGTAAATTGTAGAAGATGGCGTAAGCATAATCCGTGGGCGGTTCATTATCACGGGGCAAAAAGTAGATGCAGAAATGGCAAATATGCAAAAAGGGGTGTTAGGTTCTTACTTACAATGGAAGAAGTTGAGTTTATGTGGGTTAGAGATGAGGCTTGGAAGTTAAAACGCCCAAGTATAGATAGGAAAGATAGCAAAGGACATTACGAATTTTATAATTGTAGGTTTATAGAACGCTTAGCAAATATTTATAGAGATAGGGCTATGGTTATTGAACAATATAGTAAAGACGGGAAGTTTATTAAACGACATGAAACTATATCATCGGCGGCACGAGCAATGGGAAACATCAATTATAAAACAAGCATAGCCAGAGTAGTTAGCAATAAAATGCACAATGGTTATCTTGCCAAAACCGCCTGTGGGTATAAATGGAGGATTGCAGAATGAAAGATAATAAAATATCAAAGCCATTAACAGACATCAGGTATCTCGGTAAGGGGGTGTTTGAGTGTCGTCATGTAAAAGAAGATACCATTGCAGAAGATTGTTCTGTATGCAATCTTCATGCGGCTGACGCACAGATAAAATATCTTAAATCTAAGATGAAGCCATTAACAGATGAGCAGATAGAGAAGATACTGTCGGACTTCGCCCAAAAAATAAGGGAAGAATACGATGAATGGTTGACTGTTAAGGGGCATAAGCCAAGCGATAAAAAGTTAATAGACGACTGCAAATCCGCCCTCAAAGAAAGGAATATATGAGCTATAAAAGTAAGACATGTAAGTGCGGACACAATAAAAAGGCACATGGATATTATTATGGATGTAATAGATGTGGATGTCAGAAGTTTGTAAGAAAGAATAAACACACAAAGGAGAGCCACTATGAGTAAATTGGAAGTTGCCCCACTAAGACATTATACGGAATGTAAGAGCCTCAAAGATGTAATTAACAAATGGGTAGCTATGTGGTTAGAACCCCTACCGAATATTGAAGCTGGCAAAGTAGAATTACAACTCGCCATCCTTGAAGTGGTGAGGGGAACAATACCAAAAAGAGACTCAAGGAATACTCAAGAGTGTAAGATGATAGACAGCATAAACTCTAAGATAGGAGGGTTATGAAGAAATATCGGGTTTATATAAGAAACAAGACTTTGAAAGATAAACGATGGAGTCCTTTGTTAGACTACCATGATAAAGTAAAAAGAGACGCTAATTTATTAGCCTTTCAAAAGCATGAGGATGGCTACTTTACTAAAGACTGTGAATTTAAGGCGGTAAACTCTAAGATAGGTAATCTATGAATAAAGAAGAGCTCATAGCTTTTGAGGAGGGGTTAAAAACCCTTTGGCACGAAGGCAAAATAAAATGCCCCCATCATTTTTGCGGTGGGAATGAGGACGTCCTCATCAAGTATTTTAAGGACCATGTCGGGCCAAAAGACTGGGTGTTTTCTACCCACCGGAGCGCCTATCACTGGCTGCTCAAGACTGGTGACACAGAGTTTTTGATGGATCAGATCCTAAACAAAAATAATTCGATGCACATCATCGACTTAAAAAGGCGCTTCATATCAACAGCCATCGTCGGGGGTGGCTGCGGTCCGGCGGTAGGCACCGCCCGAGCAATATATGAAGCCGGTGACAATGAACGCGTGCATTGCTTTGTTGGTGACGGCGCTATGGATCAAGGTTGGTTTTGGGAGGCGATACGCTACGCTATCGGATGGGAGTTGCCAATCGTCTTTATTATAGAGGACAACAACCGATCAGTATGTACAGACAAAGCTACCCGCTGGGGTAAAATGATCAACATCGACTCCTGGCCGCATATTTTCCGGTATGAATACAAGGCAACGTACCCGCATTGTGGAGATGGGAGGGCGATAGAATGGTAACCTATAGAGAACAGCTGCATAAGTCGATGTTGAAATTGGCGCAATACTCAAAGACACGCTTTGTCGGCTACAACACCGCTCACGGTCCACAGATGAATGGCACGCTGGTCGGGTGTGAAGAAAAATGTATTGAGATGCCGGTGGCGGAGAACCTGATGTGTGGCGTGGCCATGGGACTGGCGTTGAAAGGGTATCTTCCGGTGTTGTGTTTTGAACGTTTCGATTTTTGTCTGGCCGGGGCCGACGCTCTCGTCAATCACATCGGGGCGCTTCAACAGTATGGGCTCATACTCCCGATGATCGTGAGAGTGTGTGTAGGCTCGCACAAACCTTTGAACCCGGGACCACAACACACAAGAGATCATTCTGAGTTTTTCCGAAGGCATTTTATGCTCGATGACTTGGATTCGGTACAAAAAATCAGAGACGTTTACGGAAGCCGTATAACAATGCCGTGGATGTTTGTAGAATATAGGAGCCTTTATGACACAACAACTTAATTACATAGGGGTGTTTTTGACGTTCAAATGTCGTATGGGATGCAGTTACTGCATAAATCGCCACGGAGCGTTTGCCCCACGGAAAGAGATAACCTTTGTAGAGTGGATGCGAATCTTGGGCCCGGTGGCCACTCGGGAAGATCTGCCTATCACGCTCCAGGGTGGGGAGCCTTTTGAGTACGAAGCTATCTATGAGCTCATGTATCAATTACATAGAGCGGGCAAGAAGATGGATATCCTCACGAATGGTGATTTTGATGTTGACAAGTTTATCTTCCTGACGACACCGGCGATGTTTGAAAGAAAGGCGCCGTACGCTTCTATACGTTTTTCATATCACTACAATTCAATAGGCGCGGAATTGGTACAGAAAGTTGAGAAACTACAAGACAAAGGGTATTCAGTGGGCATCTGGGGGTTGGATCACCCATGGATGGCTGAACGGAACGTACTTATGGCCGCCATGTGCCGCCGGTACAAAATTGATTGGCGCATGAAAGAGTTTTTGGACGAGAGACATGGGACGTACAAATATCCAGAGTATATGAAAGGCGACATAGAGAGTTGCCTGTGCAAATCGTCAGAGATGTTATTCGCCCCAGATGGGCAAATACATAGATGTCATAGAGATTTGTATGCTGGGGTAAACCCACAAGATAAGTTTATTGAGGGGTTTAGACTGTGCGTGGCCCCACGTTGCAATAATTGTGATGTCAAGATGAAGACAAATCGGCTGCAGCAAGGTGGTCATTGTAGTGTGGAGATAAAAAAGATTTGACAAAGTGCAAACCATATGGTATAGTTAAACAACGAAAACAAAAGGGGGTATCATATGGATAAACAAAAATACAATCAGAAAAGACAAGAGAAAAGACGAGTTATCTGGATACAAAAATACCAACAAAAAATGTCAACCATTAAAAAACAACCCACAGACATATTGGCCTATACCGCGGGGTTAATCGACGGAGAGGGTTGTATCTACATATCAAAAGGCAAGCCTCGAGGGGCGCGTTTAAACAGCCAATACACTTTAAAAGTAGCCGTCGGAATGTCTGTTGCTACGGCGGTTAAAAAAATACAACACCACTTTGGCGGAGCATTGAGAGAACGAAATAACCGCCAATATAAACCTATACATCGATGGGAGCTTTCTTCTGTGGAGGCGGAACGATTTTTACGGCGTATACTGCCCTATCTAATAGTTAAAAAAGAAGAAGCCGTCTTAGGGCTAGAATTTCGAGAGCACATGAACGGATATATAAGAACTAAAGGTCGGACACTAACAGTGAAAGAAATAGCTGTAAGAGAGGCGTACAAATTAAAAATGGAGGAACTAAAACGTGGATAGAAAAGATCCCTGGCTACTTGATGGTTCGAAACTCCTCTGGCACATGGACCGGGTACACAAACATTTTGTCCGTGGCAAGCGCATCGCCCCAATAATGATCGACGCCGGCATAACAAAGTTCTGTAATGTTAAATGCGAATTTTGTTACGGAATTTTCCAGAAGATGACAGGCGAGATGATACCGGAGAAAGCGCTTGTAAAGCTATTTTCTGACGCGCCAAAGGTGGGCGTCAAAGCTCTGGCCATCGTCGGGGATGGGGAGCCTACACTACACCCGGCGTTGATAGAGGCTGTTAGAGCCGGGGCGGAAGGCGGCCTGGATATGGCGATAGCAACGAATGGGGTAAAAATACCCTCCCTTCTCGAATTGCTCAACAGAATGGTATGGTTCCGTTTTAATCTTTCAGCTATTGAAGAAGGGTACGAAGTAGTCCATGGCCGTCCGTATTGGGATAAGGTAGCAGCAAACATCTATGCAGCTACTAAATATAAAAAACTGGCCGGGGTGCCCGTCACCATCGGCCTCCAGATGGTGCTCACCAAGAACGCCTTACCTTATGTACTCAGGGAGGCCCAATTCGCTATCGACGCCGGAGTAGACTATTTTGTGATCAAACAGTATTCGGAGCCTAAGGGTGAAGGTATGATAGGTATGTCTCCGGAAGAACAGAACGACCCAGAAGTACAAAGGATATTGAGGAAAGCCATGGCCATGTCAACAGAAAAGACAGCTGTTGTGGCCAAGTTCAACGCCATGGAATATGGGATGAAACGGCCCTATGATCATTGTCTTGACGTGCCGTTACTTTTCCAGATATCTGGAGACGGAAAGGCATACCCGTGCGGGTTTTTGTTTGGTAATGAAGCCTATTGCTACGGGGATTTGGCAAAGCAGGGGCTTGGGGAGATCCTGGCGTCGGAGAGATACTGGCGCATCGTGAATCATATGCAGACAGGATTTAATGTACACACGCAATGCGAAGGATGTTGTCGCCATGACAGCAGTAACTTATTTATGCACAATTTTATGAACGGACCCCAACATCGGAATTTCGTATGACCCGCCCAACAGGCATAAACATGAGTCTTGGCGACGCTATTGACCGTATAAGCATACTCACCCGTAAGATATACTTTGGCGAGGAAGGCGCGTACAAAGAATTTGTTTATTTGACTGAGGCGATAGACAAACTGGGTTTGCCATTGACGGGAGCGCTATTGGCAGCCATCATCCGTATCTCACAAATGAATTTTGAGATATGGATCCGGGAGAACACCTTTCGCCGGGGAGAAGAGATGTCGCCGGAGGCTGTCAAGAAGATGATGATAGAAGTCCGGGACTGTAACTCCAAAAGGCTCGAAAACAAAAACGAAATCAACCGTCTCACCGAGATGGGGTTTCGTGAGTTTAAAATTCAACACAGGAGTAGATAATGGACAAAAAAGTTTTGATAGCTTGCCCCACATTCGCCCTGGATCCCAACCCAACAAAGTGGTTGATATCGCTGCTCACCATCTGCCAGGATCTTAAACGCGCGAACATAGAGCATGGGTTTCTTTTCCCGTACCGGAAGTCAATATACAAGGCTGAAAACCAGATAATAATGCAAGCTCTGACTGGCGGGTACACGCACATACTCAGGCTTGACGACGATATCTGGGGTATACAGCCAGGCGACGTTTTAAAGTTAATTGACGCTGACAAAGAATTTATAAGCGCTGTCATGTTCATACGTGGATTTCCTTTTTCCCGTTGCGCGTTCACAAAAGCGTTTCCGGAGTTATCGCTGGCTGAATGTGAAGCCCGGGGCCGTGATACATTGCATGAAGTCGATGGCGATGGCGTACAACCGGTGGACCTGACGGCTTTTCCATTCACCCTCTTCAAGATAGAGTTGTTCTACAAAATGAAATACCCCTACTTTGACGACACAATAAAAGGTTCTCCTGACGCTCAATTCTGTGATAAATGTAAAGCCATGGGTGTGCAGCCGTATGTACACATGGATATACAAATCAATCATCAGGATGTCACGCCATGGAACCGGCTATTCCTGTTTAATTCCGAAGCCCGGCGGTTGTTGATGAACGGGAAGATGGATCCTTCAGATCCAAGGCACAGCGTATTTACTGAATGGTTTGGTAAGGATGGACTAAAAGACCTATACATACTGAAAGGAACCGGCCGTGAACCCAAGACTATTGACGATAGTACCGAGTAGAGGACGCCCAGAGTTGCTTCTCGAGATGATGGACTCATGGGCCCGAACCCGTGAAGTTGAGGGCATGTTGATTGCCTACATAAGCCCGGATGATCCTAAGTTTGACGACTACGTGCGCATTTGCCCATTGCCGGAAGAGTGCTACCTTATCCAAGGCCCTCGGCGGTACATCACACACTCATACAACGCTATCGTAGCGGAAAATCCTGGCTTTACTCACTACTCTCCCCTGAATGACGACCACTACTGTATCACTCCGGGGTGGGACAAGAAACTTATCAATTTGTTGGACCGGTTCTCGCGGGGCTGGGGGTGTGCCATGGCGGAAGATAATCTCACTAACTGGAATACGCACCCACACCCGTCCGGGTGTGTGATATCCAAGAAGACCATAAAAGCGCTCGGATATATGTTTTACCCAAAGCTACGGCATATAGGTAATGATGTCATTGTGGGACGATTGTTTGGCAACCTTGGGATTTTACATGGCACGAAAGATGTCGTCATAGAACACCGTCATTGGGTTAATGGCAAGAGACTCTTTGACGAGAACTACAAGTGGGTGTATGGCCAGGAAGAACAGTCTTATGGGGAGATGGTAGTGACCCACTACCTCCACCACCAATACGAAATTGATAAAGCAAAGCTGGAGAAAGCGATGGCTGAAGAATGAACCAGACAGAGATAGTAAATCGAGCATTAAAAGCCTTGAATGATAAACGACGTCGGAAGATTATGCTTCCGGGGAGACAGATGTTTAAGACTGAATTGATAAAACGTTTAGCAAAAGATATCGGTAAGGAGTTGGAGAAATGAGACACATTGATTTGTTCAGCGGTATTGGAGGGTTCGCTCTTGCAGCCCGTGAAGTATGGGGCGATGAATACGAGAATGTATTATTTTGTGATAACAATAATTTTTGCAAACAAGTGCTTCGTAAAAACTTTGGAAAGGATATAATAATCTATGACGACATCAGACAGCTTACTGCCGACGCCCACAGGGACAGATTACAAGTCAAGGGGGCCGAACAGCAAACAAGTGGGGATAGACAATTTTCTGAAACTTCTACCAACACCGAGGGCAGGCAATCCGGGCAGTCGCAAACCGGGAACAGGAGGGAAGATATTGGGAGAAGTTATATCGACTTGCTCACCGGCGGCTTTCCCTGCCAACCATTCAGCCAAGCCGGAAAACGGAAAGGAACCGATGATGACCGCTACTTGTGGCCAGAGATGTTACGAGTTATACACGATTTCAAACCAACATATGTCGTCGCTGAAAACGTGCGTGGAATCCTTACTATTGAGCAAGGCATGGTATTCGAGCAAGTGTGCCTTGACATGGAAAGAGAAGGTTACGAAGTCCAAACGTTTATTATTCCAGCTGTCGCCGTCAACGCTCCGCACAGAAGGGACCGCATCTGGATTATTGGGAACGCCAAGTCTAATGGACGTAAGGAGCGATATTCGGCGCCCGGAGGAGAAGAGCGACAAAGCGAAGAAGGGCGGATGTTGCAACCTGCGGGAGCAAGTGGGATTAGCAATGCTCCCGACACCACAAACGCAAGGCTTGAAGGAGTGCGTGGACGGGAAGACACAACCGATGATGCTCCCGACACCGGCAACGAGGGACTACAAAGGGGCGAACGGTCCAGAACACTTCAAGCCGGGTGCGAGAGCGCACATGGGGCAACTACCGAACGCAGTGGAAATCCCTCATGGCTCAAAAACTGGCTTGAAGTTGCAACCGAGCTTTGTGGAGTGGATGATGGGCTACCCGCAAGGGTGGACGACTTTACCCTCACCAAAGCAGGCCACCGCGTCGAACGACTCAAAGCCCTTGGCAACGCTATCGTCCCTCAAGTCGCTATACAGCTTTTTAGAGGATTAAAACTCGCTATGTTGATGGAGACATTATGATCAAACTCATGCCCTTCCAGGAGACCGGACGTGACTTTCTTGTCCTTCGCGCCAACGCCATACTGGCTGACGACATGGGTTTGGGGAAAACGTACGAAATACTTGAGGCGATAAAGAAGCTGGGCATAGCCTCTGGCATCATTATCTGCCCTCAGTCGATCCGAAGGTCCTGGGTAAAACGCACACGCGAACAGATCCCGTTGGCATTTATTAAGGAGATAACCACATCCAAAATAGTACCTGAGCCTAACGCCTTCAACATCGTCAATTATGATATCGTATGGAAAGAACCATTGATCACTCTCTTGCATGAACAGACCTGGCCGGTGCTGGTGTGTGACGAAAGCCACTATCTCAAAAACATCGACGCCAAGCGCACAAAGCGTATTTTGGGCAAGAAAGGTCTTTATAATCGCTGCGAACGTCGTTGGATGGCCACAGGAACCCCGATCTTGAACCGACCCATAGAATTGTATTCGGTACTTCGAGCACTGTTTCCACATGCCCTTGGAGAGAAGTATGTCTCGTACTATGACTACGCTTACCGCTTTTGCGCCGCATACCAAGGGCAATTTGGGTTTGACGCTACCGGGGCGAGTAATATGGGAGAATTGGCCAAGCTCCTGGCACCATTGATGATCCGCCGGCTGAAGAGTGAGGTGATGCGCGATCTCCCCGCTGTGACATACGATAAGATATATCTGGACCCGTCTGACAAACTGATAAAGCTCACTCAAATGGAGCGTAAAGAATTCAACGCCGGGAAGATCATTGGGGAGAACTCTTCGCTCAGGCAAGCGTTGGGGGTTATAAAGTGCGACGCCGCTATCAAACATCTTTACAATGTGTTGGAAGAAAAGAAAAAGGTTGTTGTATTTATTTGGCATAAGTCTGTAGCCGACAGACTCATGCAGGAGTTCGGGCCAAAAGCCGTTCGGTATACAGGAGGAGAAAGTGCGAAAGAGAAAGAAGAGGCAATCCGACGTTTCCAAACAAATACAGAAACGCAATTGTTTATCGGAAATATCCAATCTGCGGGTTTTGGCGTGGATGGTCTCCAAGATATTTGTGACACAGCCATATTCGTCGAAATGTCATACGTGCCTAATGAAATTAAACAGGCGATTGATCGACTTAATCGTATCGGTCAGAAGAGTTCAGTCCAAATCCAATTCCTTGTTGCGGAAAAAAGCGTAGACGAAGACCTTATCGATACGCTATCAAGTAAAGCCAAGAACATCAACATCATAATGGGGGAAGAAAGGGGGGCGAATGGAGCACAGTTTGTAGAGACGCGGTGCCGCGTGTGCGGCAAAGTAACAGAGATGAAAGAGTTGAAAAGAGTAGCAAAGATACCAGTCTGTCAAGACTGCAAAAAAGAAATGGAGTGTGTAGCATGAGTATAGAAAAGTCGTTAGAGAGAATAGCGGATGCGCTGGAAGTAATAACGAGTAAGATGGGAGTCCCACCCGCACCAGCAGCAGTGCAGAAGCATGTTGCGCCGAAGTTAATACCCGACGATGCTATCCCCGGAGTAGGGGACGAAGCGCCGGCGGATGCGGGCATGGACAATGCCGCGCTGAGAGATCTGGCTCAGAAGTATATCCAGGTAGCCGGAGAGAAGACGGGGGCGCTTGTCAGCTTTATCAAAGATGAAGTGTGCAAGAAGCTCAACCCGAAAGAGCCAAAGCTCCTCAAGATACCGGCGGATAAGATAGAACAGGCCGCTAAGGCGATCGAGACGTTCGCCAAGAAGAATGGGATAACGCTACCCATTGAGGTGTAATATGTTAAACACCTGCGATAATCACGACGATTGCATTGTCGTTCATGATACAAAGATGTGTCCTGTTTGTGAGCTTCAGACAAAAGCTAACGACTCTGAAGCCAAGGTGACTGACCTTCTACAGCAACTTAAGGAGGTGTAACATGACTGAGCCCATCAAAAAGACTCACACGTCTCTATCACCTTCAAACGCTGATAGATGGATGCACTGTCCGGGGTCAGTGGCGCTATGCGCTCAGATGCCAAAGCCGGAACAGTCGGCGTACGCTGGAGAGGGCGAGGCTGCCCACACGCTACTCGAGCGCTGTCTCAAGAACCCCAAGATCCTACCGTACGACATGGTAGGAACCCAGATTGGGGATTTTGAAGTCGACGACGAGATGGCGGAGGCGGTGAGCTTCGCGCTCGAAGCAATACGCGCAAGAATAGCCAAAGGTGGTGAAGTGCTTATAGAGAAGAAAGTCGAGATTGCTCCGGGGATATCGGGGTATCTCGATGTGGGGATTATCCGACCCTACGATAGTCTTGACATTATTGATTTTAAATATGGCAAGGGCATTGTAGTGTCAGCAGTTGATAATGTTCAGCTTCTTCTATATGGTCTACCATTGGCTTTACAGGCAGAAGTTAAGGACGTAAATCTCATTGTCATCCAACCCAGAACCGAAGGCATGATGTCTTCGTGGAGTTGTGACATGGATTATATGACTACTTTTGCTGCGGAGGTGGAAAGAAAGATAGCCTTGACTAAAGAGCCGAAGGCACTGACATCTTCTGGTTCCTGGTGTAAGTTCTGCTGGGCAAAACCAATCTGCCCGGCGTTGCGCCAGAAAATCAGTGACGCGCTACCGGCGATACCAGAGAAGCAGTCTCTGTTTCCTGATGTCAAAGGGTTGGCGGTTCCGACCATTCAAAAGATCCTGGAGTATCGGGATTTGATAGAGGAATGGTTGGGGGCTGTAGCAGCCTACGCCCAGGAAGTAGTCGAAGCCGGCGGTGAGATCCCCGGTTGGGAGTTGGCCAAGAAGCGGGCGAATCGTCGATGGATTGACGAAGCCGCGGCGTTGGCGGCATTTTCTGATCTGGAAGAGAAAGCCTACAAGGTGAAGTTGTTGTCCCCGGCCCAGATGGAGAAGATAGCAGGTAAGGAGCGAGTAGCACCGTTGACGGAAGTCCCGGATAACGGAGTGACACTAAAAAGAGTAACAATAGACAAAAAGGTAAAGGAGTTACTGACATGAACAAACAAGTAAGAGAAACATACGTGACGTCGGCGTTCAGACTGTCGTACCCAGCGTTGTTTGAGGCTGTGGCCGTGATGGGTGATGAGACGAAAAAGAAATACGGGGCGACGATGCTGTTCCCCAAGAAGTCGTTGATAGCAACCATGCAAACCGCCAACCATCCGGCGGTGAAGTACACGGCAGCGGACAATTGCGCCGCTTTTTACCAGGCGGTGTGTAAGGTGGCGCGTGCCAACTTTGGCCCGGATGTGGATTTGAAGAGCCTCAAACTCACCAAGTTCCGTGATGGTGATAAGGCCAAGGACTCAGGCAAGATAGACGATAACGAGAAAGGTCATATCGTCGTGAGGACATCCTCCAACGAGAAGAACAAGCCTCAGTGCCTGGATCAGTCCAAGAAGCCTATCACTGACGCTGGAGAGTTGTACCCAGGCTGCTGGGTAAGAGCGGTGTTGACGATAGCGCCATTCGTGAAGCCCACACGCGGTGTGACAGTGTACTTGGCTGGCATACAGAAACTGGCGGACGACGCCACGTTCTCTTCAAGGCCCAGAGCTGAGGATTCGTTCGATGAGATCGCGGTGGAAGCGGTGGACCCGACGGGTGCGGGTGGGGTACAGACGGATGATCTTCCGTTCTAAAGGAAAACATGGATAAGTTTAAAGGCATGATGACATCTCTCTCTCTCCACATTGGGCTACGCCTAAATGGTTGTACGCCGAATTGGATAAAGAATTTCATTTTGACTTTGATCCTTGCCCGCTCAATTCAAAAGCTGATGGTTTGTCTGTTCAGTGGGGGAAGCGAAGCTATATCAACCCACCGTACGGACGAACTATCGGCTTGTGGATTAAAAAGGCTTTTGAATCCGGATCTTTGTGCGTCATGTTACTCCCAGCTCGTACAGATACCAAATGGTTCCATGATTACTGCATGAAAGCGGATGAAATCCGATGGGTAAAAGGGCGGCTAAAATTTGGCGACGCTAAGAACTCGGCACCGTTCCCGAGTATGATAGTCGTCTTTGGAGGTATTCTCGATGACTAAACTATTCCCAATAGTTTTAATTGTGTTAGACCTGTGCGCCGCTATAGTATACCTATGCAATGGTGATATACGACGAATGGTATATTGGTGCGCGGCCGCAGTATTAACTTTAACGGTTACTCTATGAAACACGTCTACATAGATTTTGAGAGTCGTAGTCAATGTAATATCTGGGATAGCGGGGCGTATCGGTACGCCGAAGACCCGACCACAGAAATCCTCTGTCTCGCCTGGGGAGTTGATGATGGTCCGGTCCAAGGCGCCCTCAAAGGCATCGAATTGATGGACGCCGTAACCGACCTAAACAAACTCGTTCAAGAAGGTGCGGAGTTCCACGCTCACAATGCGTATTTTGAGAGATGGATATGGGCAAAGAAGCTCACTCCCTTGTACGGTGCATTGCCCATCCCAATAAAACAATGGCGATGTACCGCGGCCAAGGTGAGCGCTCACGCACTCCCGCGCCGGCTTGAGCTGGCGGCAGCAGCTTTGGGAGTGACGCACCAGAAGGATAAGGAAGGCTCCTACCTTATGCGTGCTCTATCCGCTACAACCGGCCCTATAGAGCTGGCAAGACTTGAGCGCCTCTTGCTGTACTGTAAACGTGATGTGGAGGCCGAACGGGATATTGATCGCGCGTTGCCAGACTTGTCGCCACAAGAACAACGCGTGTGGTTTATGGATCAATACATCAATGATACTGGGGTATGTGTAGACGTGGACGCGGTCAAAAAGGCTGCGGCCTTAATAAAAACTGAGACAGAGGTTCTCAATAAAGAACTCTTTGATCTCACAGGAGGGTTAATAAATGCTGGAACAAAGACAGCGGCCATCAAAAAGTATCTCGAAAGCAAAGGTGTTGCGCTCCCGAATCTACAGAAGGCGACAGTCAAGAAAGCCGTCACCGAAACTGGTGGCGACAATCTGCGTATACTCCAGTTGCGGCAACAGCTTTCACTCACCAGTAATGCAAAGTTTTCTGCGTTGCTTGACGCTCTCTCGTCGGACAACCGGGTTAGGGATCTCCTTATCTATCACGGCGCATCGACCGGTAGGTGGGCGGGGAAGCTCGTCCAAATACAAAACCTTGTTAAAGCGCTCATCGCCGCCGGAAAAATCAACGAGGCAATCGATCTTCTTAAAAGGTCGCCAGATGGGTTTAGCCTCTGTTATGAGGTACTGCCGACACTGTCGTCGTGCATCCGGGGGATGTTCATACCGTCTCCAGGGTACCGTATGTTCATCACTGACTTCGCTGCTATTGAAGCAAGGGTTGTCATGTGGCTCGCCGAAGAAGAACGAGGTCTTCGGCTATTCTCCAATAAAGACGCGCACCCAGAAGTAGACGACATATATGTCCACATGTCCAAAATGATTGGGGGCGGTGCCACACGCCAGCTCGGTAAACAGGCAATTTTAGGTTGCTCATACGGTATGGGGGTTGCTAAATTTACCGACACGTGCGCCAAGTACGGAGTGGCGGTGACGCCCGCTCTGGCCGAACGCGCAGTGACAATGTATCGGAAGACGTTTGCCAAAGTCCCTGCCTTCTGGTACATGATGGAAGATGCTGCCAAGAAGTGTGTATTGTCTGGAAAGCCAAGTAAGTTCTGGACTATGGACGGGGAGTTCTTGAGGATGGTTCTGCCGTCCGGCAGGACCTTGGCCTACCATCGTCCACAAGTCAACGCCGAAAACAAACTCACATTCATGGCCCAGAATCCTGTCACCCACAAGTGGGAGCGTGAAGAAACTTGGGGTGGAAAGTTAGTCGAGAACGCCACTCAGGCAGTCGCGCGCGACATTATGGTAGAGGCGATGTTTCGTCTGATCAAGACATACCGGATTCTCTTCACTATCCACGATGAGCTTGTGCTGGAGAGCAAAACTGGGTCAGTGGAAGAGATATTAAAGATCGTCCGGGTTATTCCGGCGTGGGCCGCTGGCTGCCCTATAAATGCGGAGTGCAAAGAGACAAGGAGATATGAGAAATGATAATCAGAATTGCTGGGGGACCACCAGATTGTCCGTTGTGCGGTAACAAGATGCGTGAAGTCATTACCGGACGCCATACGTTCTACACCTGCACCCGAGAGATGTGCATGATTTCAGTGAATAAGAACGACCCATGTATAAAGAAGTGGAGCATGCTGAACAGCGCCGACCAGGCGCCTAAGTGTCAGTTCTGCAACAAGCCAATGAAAGTTTTTGTGAGGAAGGACGCACTGGTGATAATGCAATGCCGAGATAAATCCCACCGGCCTTACCAAGTCGCCAGAGGAGACGCTCGAGCGTTACCACCACTATGAACTGGGACACCGAAGACATCAAATTTGACTGGGGTTCTTGGTGTATGGCTGTTGCCCTTATGATTTTGGGATTGGTATTCTTGTGGGGAATACTTCCATGACCGAATACCAAATCCAATCAGCGTTTATCCGCTATCTGGATCTCATGTACCCGGATTTGCTCTACACCATCTCTCCCGCCGGCTTCATCATGTCCGCCGGCATGGCGATGAAGATGATGAGAATGGGGTATAGAAAGGGCACACCCGATGTTATGATCTTCGAACCTAGGGGATCCTTGCACGGTTTTTTCATCGAGTTTAAGTGCCCGGGGGACAAAACGTCCGAAAGCCAGGATTTGTTCCTGGCTCTCGCGCGTTCTAGGGGCTATGGTACAGCCGTGTGTTTTGATGCTGCTTCAGCTATTACTCTTCTGGACGAATATCTCCGATAACTTCACCATCAGCTTTTTGGCAAACTCCGGTCCGTACTTCTTCAGCGTCTCCACGAGCAGATTATAAATACTTTTCTGCATGCCCGGCGATAGCTTGGCCCACGCATCTTGGCACTTCTTCCGGATCTCCGGATCGTCGTAGTCCTTCCAGAAGTCGTACTCCTTTTGGAGTTTTGATCCCCACACGTCGTACGCCTGTCTGCTCCAATTTTCCCACTTATCTATCAACCACATTTTCCGCCTCCTTTTGTTTTTTCTCTGATATGTCCCTAAAACCGTCTTTACGCTCTTGCTCTGCCGGATCAAAAGCCGGGCCATCCGAGAATATCTTGAACCTGAAACCGCGCTTTAGTAAATCTTTTAGATTCATATTGACAATTCTGTTAAATATGCTATACTATTATTACTTGAGAGAAACGGATTTATTGTGTCCGAAACTTTGGCCGTGAGTAGGCGTAGAAACCTAACCGTTTCTTTCAAGTCGCTGAAAACGGCCTTTTTGATTATGGAGGATATATGTTTAAATCCATTAAAAAAATTTGTCCCATGTGTAAAAAAGAATTTTATTGTAGACCAAGTCAAATATATTGTTCTAAAAAATGCTTCGGAAAAAGTTGTTCTAAAAGCGTAACTAATATATGTAAAATTTGTGGAAATCAAATTCTTGTTCCTTTGGGAAGAATTAAAATAGGTAGAGGCAAATATTGCTCTAAAAAATGTCATAATATTTCTAAGATAGGTAAGATTGCTTGGAATAAAGGACTTAAGGGTTTTGGATCTAAATTCGGTTTTCAAAAAAATCATACATTTTGTAAGGGTGGAGAAAAGGGGTGGTTCAAAAAGGGTGATCACGTAGGAGAAAATCATCCTAATTGGAAGGGTGGAAAATACAAAACGAAAACAGGATATATTTTCATTCTTTGTCATTCTCATCCTTTTTGTAATAAACAAGGGTACGTATTGGAGCATCGACTTGTGATGGAAAGGTATCTTGGGCGATACCTTAAACCCGAAGAGAGAGTTCATCACATTAACGGCATTAAAGATGACAACAGAATTGAGAATCTTATGCTGTTTGCAAATGAACGAGAACACCAAAAATTTCATTATGCTCATAAAGCCCTCTTAAAAGCCTCATAACATCCATCTATCCACCCCACAAGCTTTGGCAGGAACTTCCGGTACGCCCCCTCGCCTATTTGGTTCGTGACAAGCCGCCGGACGTAGAGGCCCGCTATCTTCCCGGCCTCTACGGGGTCCTGGTTGTCGAGCACGTCCGAAATTATCTTCGGGGCTATGAACGCCGCCATCGTCTTACTTAGGTTCGCCATTCTGCCCCTCATGATATTTTGACCCATAGTAAAAACCTATAACAATTCCAAAAGCGAGCTTCAGCGCTTCTTTCATTACATTAGCTTTCTCCTCAAACGCGAGAATGCATACGGTAAGAGTTATCATCAAAAATACTAGCGCCCTTACTGAACCGTCTGGCATCCATAAAGGTTTACTCATCCTTATCCTCCTTTACCATTTTTTCAATAACCTTACCTATCTTATCCAGAAGTTTCTGTGTCTCTAAAAGCAGGTGTATAAGATTATGTAGCCGGGAGTCCACTCTTCAACCTTTCGTATACCGCTATGTATTTCATATTGTCATCAAGTTCCGAATGCCATTTCCAAGTATCCTTGCGTGGGCTTTCGCAAAATGAGACTATCTTCTCGGCCCGGCGCCAGTCGGAGTCCTGATTTCCAAGAGAAAATCCGATACGCTCTTCTTCAGCGATCCTATCTTCGTATATGATGTATGCGAGTTTGTCTATCATTTTATCTTCGCAATAGATACCTTTATATCCGTAATATCTGATTGCATCCTATCAAGTTTAATCTGTATCGCATCTTTATCTGATTGCCTTATGCGGTCATTGTCCACTATCCCGTCAGCAATCTTTACTCCTGCGGCACAGGTAAAGGCGTAACTTCCTGCTGTAAAAGCAAATGAACAAAGTATTAGTGTCCAAAATACGGTCTTAACTACATATCCGTTTCTTTCTTCAGGCGACATTTATCCCTCCAGTAAGGCTTTTTTAGCCTGCAAATCGGCAATCTGCTTATCCAATCTCTCTAGTCTTTCCGCTTTCCACGACGCTATCTTCTCGTTTATTACTTCGTCCGACATAAGAGCTACTTCCTCCAGTAACTGCGGTGTAACATTGAGCAAACTTTGCCTGCCAAAACACCCCTCACAAATCGCCTCTCTCAACTCCTTAATATTTACCATATTTCCCCCAATTATGTTTCGCTTACAAGCAACCCGTCTTTAAAGGTTAGCTTCTGCGATGTGTCCTTTGATGACCGCTATTTCTGCGTTTAACCTTGCGATGTTATCATTATAATAAACAAGGGTGTTGGTCTTGCTTACTTCAAGAGCCGCTATCTTCGCTTCCAGTTCTTCAATATTTACTTTCTCCTCTGCTGTTTTTACCTCAGTGGAAATAATTACAACCCGATTATCCTCTTTGGTGTAAGAGTAAGCTGTTTTCATTTGTTTCTCCTTTTGTTATGGAGTAGTCCAAGATAATACTCCATTTCCATCTGTGGTTAATACCTGCCCTGCGTCACCATCATTTAAAGGTAAGGTGTATGTTACGTTCTGTGTCTGCGTCCCCGTCTTAATAGTAGTAGAATAGGCGTTGTCGCCATCACTCCACATCTTTAAAATCCCCTCATTATTAACCGTACCATCAGTTGCGTCTTTGCCTATAGTTACGCCTGTTGTGCCTGCGATATGCAGATTTGTTTCTGGTGCCGTCGTCCCGATGCCGACGTTGCCGTTCTCATCAACATTTATTCTCTGGTTTCCCTCTCCGTCTGCGATGATAATATTATTGCTTAAATCAGCATCTAGTCCTGTTACATTAGCCCCAATAATAGTATTGTAATCTCCTGTAGTTATTCCTCTTCCTGTATTGTAGCCAATAGCAGTGTTTTGAATACCTTCGGTGAGGTCGTAGAGGGAATCATACCCCATAGCGGAGTTACGGTATCCTGTGGTGTTGGCGTAGAGGGAATCATACCCCATAGCGGAGTTATTGTTTCCTGTGGTGTTGGCGTAGAGGGAATCATACCCCATAG